TTTACAATATTCTTTTGCAAAATATACAGGGTCTTTTAAACACTTTTCATATTCAATTAATTCCTCTTTAGTCCACGGATGTTCAACGTCTGCTCCTCGGACATTAGGATTTCCTAAATAGTAGTTATGTTCATCACTCATTTGGTAATTCTACAGTCGCGTCTATTATTTTTTCATCACGTAACATCTTCTGTAGTTCGGCTGTCGATCCTATAAATACGTTGTTGGTATCACCTTTATGGGTTAATGCAGGTGTTGATTCTTTATCTTGATCCTTTTTTCTTTTATGAAGTTTAAGAATCTTCTCCCCGATTTCTGCATTATTTTTAATTAGCTGGCCAAGCACTTCAAAAGCTCTTGGATGTTCTGACTCGCGAGCAAGTTCTAACATTAAATCTATTGCTTCATCACCTTGTCCAGCTAAGTTATATAAATTTTGACGGACTTGGTCGTAGTCCGCCTCAACCTTACTTTTCGTGCCAGTCAATGTGTGCTTCTGGATTTTCGTCTCCATGTTCATGGTCATCTTCGTGTTCTTGTGGGTTCTCATAATCTGTATTCCATAATTCCATTACACCATACTTTGTACGGCTTTCATCTTTGTTACCACCTTCATATGGTATAGCAAAATTTTCTTCAATAAGAGTTTGGTTAGCATCTTTACCATTTATCTCAATCGTACCAAGTACTCTTCCAAATTTACCCTTCTCCATATCTTCTGTAACTAAAGTAAATTCACCATCAGTTTCTGCCAATAGCTCAATTAATCTATGTTTAGCAGCAAGTCCCCAAGATTTCTCTTGTAAGTTTCTTGTTCTGCTTTCAGGTGTATCTATACCCATTAATCTAATTCTATCTCTCATGAATACAGAAAAACCTAATTCTATATCTGCGTCAATGGTATCTCCATCAACCACCCTTACTAAGCGTGCGTTAAATCTAAACATTTAATTCTCCTCTAATCTTCTACGTCAAAAAAGTTAATCGTTTCAGTGTATGGTTCTTTAAAACCACCAGCACCGTCAGATGTTGTTGTACCTACTATCTTTTGTTGCTCAAATTTATGAGTAGTAGGATCAACATTCTCTGAATAATCAACTTCTGTTTGGAGAATTTGTTTGCTCTTACCTATACCTCTATAATAACGAATACGAGTTGAGAAACCTAAAGTATAAACAATAGCTCTCCTCGTAACTAAATCACCCTCATAATCATCATTAGTATCGACACTCTCCAATATAATTGGAGTGTCAGTTGTGATATCCATTGTAGGGATATCTTTTATTGTTACTGTATATTCCGGTTGAAACATTGGTAAAATCTGTTCTAATAGTTGTAATGCTTCGTCTTGGCTCTTAGCCATGATATTTAACTCAAATCCAATCTTATATACTGCAGGAGCACCTAATTTATTTAGTTGTAATGTGTCCCCTGTTATAACCTTTGTATAATTCTTATGTTTTGATACTCTCGCATTTGAATCATATTCAAATGAGTTAATCTCAAATGACATCCTTGGAAGCTTAAGAGCTATATTAGGACCAGTTGTTTGTTCATTTAAACGTGCAAGAACCTTAGTTCGTGGTGCATAACCTAAAGGAACTTTAATCTTTTGTAGTATCTTACCACTAGAATCTTTTTTAACGACTTCCATATCATTAAATATAGAACCAAATACAGATACCATACGCCTAGTACTTTCATTGTAATAATGATTTTCAAACATTATGGGTCTCCAAATGGATTACTTTCAGTGAAATCTATAACAGAATCACCAGCGACTTCGAATTCATCATTATCAGCAAATGGGTCTTCGTTATAGAATGTTTTCTCATCGCCACTTTGGTCATCTGTAATATTTTGTGATGTTCCAGATTCTGTACCAACTAATCTTTGATTAGCATCTGCATCAACAAAGAATGACTTAAATGTACCATCACCATTTGTACTTTGATGTGGACTAATGATTGTTACTCTATTAACGCCATTACCTTCCCAATTAGAAACATAACCTTCAACATTAATTGGGTCACCACTACCATCATTTGACCCAGTCCATTGTGTTACTAATTCACCAACAGTATATGCAACTGCACCATTAACAATATAACTATATGATGTAGCATTCTTCCATTCTATTTGGTCTATCTCATCCCAACCAGTGTCAAAATGCTGGTCATTGTATTCAAATAACTCAGCTGTTAGTGTATAACTTGGGAGGTCTGCTAATTGATAGAATGGTGATTTAGGTTCTACATATTTAATCTCAAATAATCTTTGAGTCATTGTCATATATATTAAATCACCTTCGGCTGGTTTACCTTTAGGTGTATATCCAATACCTGTAGCATCAAGGTTAACACCTACTGTTTGCTCCCAACGGCGTTTAGTTACTACAAAATCTGCTTGGTCTCTAATCTCTAAACCAAATTTACCTAATAGATTACCATCACCTTCAAATCCTTCAGCATTCTCTAAATACATTTCTACAGGGAAAGCCATAGTATATTGATTCCACTCTTCATTTAATAATTCATCCTCAGATACTCTCTGACGTGGAAGATATACTACATCTTGTCCAAATATTTTAATGGACTCAGTAACAAGGTCTTCATACAAATCTTGTTCGGATTTTACTGCGCCGCTAAAATATACACTAGTTGCCATTCATTACCCCATTAAAAAGTTGTCTGGCACTGCCCAGCTCAATTTACATTCTTCTTCTAATTCCCTGATTTCTTCGATAGCATCTTCAAACATTTGTCTGCCATTCATTGTTATACCACCTGGGAGTTGGAAGCCGTCAAACTTCATCATGTTTGAACCCCATTGCTTTTTAAGTAATGCTGTAAGGTATTTCTTTAAATAATGGTCATTATAAACATCTGTATAAGTATCAGGTGCTAAAATAGTATTAACTTCTAATACAATATAATCACCTGCTTCTAAGTCACCAAAGCCTTCGTCCATATGAACTCTATTCATATGTCTACTAAATCTAACATGTTCTATACTATTTAAAGTATGTTCAATTAAAGATAAATTTTGTAGTCTTTGTTCGTATGTTTGAATTTGTGCTGCTGCACCTTGAAGCATAAATACATCATTTAATCTCATATGATAACCCATATCAAATAAAGAATCACCTGATGACTGGCCACCTCTTAACATTCGTATTACTGATGTTATATTATCACCTACAGTAATATAACTATTTGTTATATCAGTTGCAGTAAGTTGATGTTTTAAATAATCGCGAACAACTCCATCAGAATGCCATTCTTGATAAAATTGTAATGCATCATCTGTACGATCTTCAATTTGGTCTTCGTCTACGTTAATTTCAATAACCGGAGCCCCTAAAGCTCTTAAGCAATGGTCTTGTAATGTAGATCTTGTAGTTGGTTTTGCCATGTCATTTCCTCTTTATATAGTACTTATTTATATAAAGTAGAGTTTCTTTAATGCAAATCGTGCAATAAAAAGAATTTTTCTAATCGTTTTAATGTATCGGCGTCTGGTTTTGTGTGATGATTTCTTGTATATATTTCTTTTGCAGCTGTCGTATCTCCCTTTGCTAACTGCACAAAGTTATAATCTTTAGATGTCTTACTATGAAGGTGAACAAAGGCTAGAGCACATACTTGGTCATAAGTTAATGCATCTAAATCTGTTTTATGGTCATAAGTTGCAGGATAAACTGTTCCACCACTTTGTTGGTCATGAAGTTTATAATTAAGATCTATTAGCCATTGAGGCCTTCTCAATTTTGTACCATCAAATATTCCGTCACCATTGATATATCCACGTGGTTGCCAATCTCTTCTACCTAAAATAGAACGTGAATTAAATTGATTAATATGATATATGTATCTATTTACTGCAGTTTTAACAGATTCTTCTGTAAATTGCGCATAACCATAAGCTGTATTGCCTTCAATTCCAGGAGAAGCTTCTTTTTTCCAATCTGATTCCATACCAACTAACTCATCCATAAACCATCCTACATTAGCTGCAAAGTCATCATAATGAAATTCATCAACAAGTTCAGCTGTGAGGCCATGTGTATATGCAACATCTCTTTGGTATCTTAATATTTCATCATATACTAACATAGTAGCCTGAGTCAACATTGACCCTTGCTCTTCTTTTAGGTTTTCTGTTTTAGCTTTATATACTTCATAACCATCCCAAATAAAATCCGCCCCTATCGGAGCTTTTCTATTATAGCTAGTTGCTAAAGGCATTGAAAGGTATGTAGTTCCCACTGTCATAATTAAAACTAGGCCTAACTTAAGTTTTCTTCCTTGTAGGCGCATTCCTTCTTTGATTCACTTGATCTGCTGGGATACCCATTTTAGCAGCATCACCATATTTTTTCATAGTCTTTAATAAATAAGCTTGTTTCCTAGCCCGCCTTTGAGCAGGACTTACTTCGTCAATTGATTCTTGACCAGCCCAATGAAATGTCTTTGGATTAATATTTAATGCCTTCATATGCTTCGTAATGATTTTACGAGCATCCCCTTTAGGGTTTTTCTTACCAGCATCACCAAGATCGTCATACAATGAATCATCACCAATAAAGGGTTCTATTGAATCAATAGCATCTCCACCATTTTTACCTAGCGTAATTGGTTTACTCATTAGTTTTTTAAACTTCATTGCAACTTTCTTATCACTAGGAAGATGCCATGTACCTTCATTGTATTGGTCTACAAATTCTTTAAAATGTATCATT